GGCAGTTCATAGATTGGAATCAATTTTTACCGACCACATTGAGTTTAATGCCGACAGCAAGTGGGAAGTATTTGATAATCCATTTCGAAAGACATCTATGGTATCTAATCCGGATCGAATGAATTTCACCTTTGGATATACCTATGTGGGCCGGCAACTTTATAACAAGTTTGAATATTTTGACATGAATCTCGATTGCGAAGATCACTACAACTATGAGACCTTGGAATACTCGTTTAATCTCAATCTACAACAACCCGAGACTGTGGCGTTTAGTCCAGAATTTCTGGCATGGTGTGATCGTCATGGTCGCAGGCCCATGGCCAATCAAGTTCCTATCGCCAACATGATTGATCTAGATAAACACTTGACAGAGTATCGCAAAATACTTTATAATAACTCACAGGCAAATAACTCTGCCAGCATTATTTTACATTGAAAGAAACCATCATGGGAAAACCATTTGACGTAAGCAAGTTCCGCAAGGAAATCACCAAATCAATCGAAGGATTGAGTATCGGCTTCAATGATCCAACTGACTGGATCTCTACAGGCAACTATGCATTGAACTATCTTATCTCAGGAGACTTTAACAAAGGTATTCCACTAGGTAAGGTCACTGTGTTTGCTGGAGAGTCAGGCGCAGGTAAAAGCTATATCTGTTCCGGCAACATCATCAAGAATGCACAGGCACAAGGCATCTACGTTGTACTGATTGACAGTGAAAACGCATTGGACGAAGATTGGCTTAAAGCACTAGGGGTAGATACCAGTCAAGACAAACTGCTTAAACTAAGCATGGCCATGATAGATGATGTGGCCAAAACAATCAGTACATTCATGAGCGACTACAAAGCCCTGCCCGACGGTGAGCGTCCTAAGGTCATGTTCGTGATTGACAGCTTGGGCATGTTGCTTACACCCACTGATGTGAATCAGTTCGATGCAGGCGATATGAAAGGTGACATGGGTCGTAAGCCCAAAGCACTTACCAGTCTTGTGCGTAACTGCGTGAACATGTTTGGTAGTTACAATGTGGGCCTGGTTTGTACCAACCACACATACGCAAGTCAAGACATGTTTGATCCGGATGACAAGATCTCCGGCGGTCAAGGCTTCATCTACGCCAGCAGTATTGTTGTAGCTATGAAGAAACTTAAACTCAAAGAGGACGAGGACGGCAACAAGATCACAGACGTCATGGGAATCCGTGCTGCTTGCAAAGTCATGAAAACACGCTACGCAAAACCTTTTGAAGGTGTGCAGGTCAAGATTCCTTATGAAACAGGAATGAGTCCTTTCTCCGGCATGGTGGATCTCATGGAGAAGCGCAGCCTCTTGAAGAAAGAAGGCAATAGCCTAGTGTTTGTGACCAGCGACGGCGAAATCATCAAGAAGTTCCGTAAGAAATGGGAAGCCAACGAAGAAGGTTGTTTGGACCGCGCTATGGCAGACTTTGGAAATCATAAGGAAGAGGTAAGTACCATCGAGGAGGCAGCAGAATGAATGAAGCAGTAGCAGTGGCCAGTGAGATGTGGTCAGAACTCAAGCGTTATGTAAATACCGTAGATCGAGATGAAGCAGCCGAAACAGTTGTAGCTATCTTGATCGACAATGACTGTGATGTGGATGATATCAAAGACACATTCAAAGGCGAACCAGATATCAAACGTGCTTTAACAGCATATCTCGACAATGACAAATCCTACGAAGATGAAGAGGATGTTGAAGAAGAAGAGGAAGAAGATTATCGAGCCGACGACTGGGAAAATTGATGGCCAAATACTTTCCGATCAAGACAGCAACCGCTTGTCAATTGAAATGGAATTGGAGTACATTAGTTCTCTACACCGGCGAGACTGGAAGTTGCCATCGATCCGGAGTAGGAAAGATAACTCCTGATACCTTTGATACCTTTCATAACACTGAAAAAAAGCAAATAGAACGTCGACAAATGTTAAATGGCCAATGGCCCAATGACACCAGTTGTTACTATTGCCGAGATATTGAAACATCTGGAGGAGCAAGTGATCGCACTAGGCACCTTGTGATTCCTAATCAATCACCTCCAGAATTGGAAGTAGATCCCACTGCTGTGGTGATACAACCAACATTGATAGAAGTGTATTTTAACAATCAATGTAATTTATCTTGTTTGTATTGCATTCCTACACTGAGCTCAAGAATAAATGCAGAATACAAAAAACATGGTCGTTTTGAAAAAAACGGAGTTATACTTGAACCTGTACAAATAGATTCGGATTACTCTGCTATGCTAGAAAAGTTCTGGGTCTGGATGAAACAGCATTCAACTGGCCTGGTCAGACTAACTGTAGCAGGTGGTGAAAGTTTTTATCAACCTGAACTAGAGACCTGCTTGGAATACTTCGAAGACTCAAATCACCCTGACTTGGAACTTGCTCTTATAACTAACTTGACTCTACCGCCGGAAAAATTAGAAAAATATATACAACGATTTAAAAAATTAGTATCGTCACGCCGGCTCAAACGCATAGACTTGACCTGTAGCATTGACTGCTTGGGCGCCGAACAAGAATACACAAGATACGGGATGAAAGTGGATGCGTGGATAGCCAACTTTGAAAGACTACTAGAAGAACCTTGGTTAACACTGAATATAAATCAGACCCTTAGTGTGCTTACAATCAAGACCGTACCAGGATTGATTGAGAAAATAAAAATATGGAACTCTAAAAGAAAGATAGGACATTTTTTCAGTCTAGTGGACCCGGGACCAAGCTATCTGTTTCCTAATATTTTAGGAAATAAAGTGTTCGAGCAAGACTTCAAGATCATACTAGATACTATGTCACGAGATACTAGCGAAGATTTGTTGGCTTTGCAATACATGCAAGGTATCGCAACACATTATGCTCAGGCCACCGTGGACACGATCGAATTGCTTAAATTAAAAACTTTCTTAGATGAAACAGATCGACGCCGCGGAACCAGTTGGCCGGAAACTTTTCTGTGGTTGGTGAAAGAATTAGAACATGTGGTATAGTAAGGTAGTTGCCAACTTAGCGGCTATTCCTGATTTCATAGACCATTACGAGGCTGAACTTGATGCAGCCAAACGTGATTGTAAGATCTCGGGTGTGCTGGAAAAAAATATCACTGCCCTGCCCGGTATCACAGAACAACGCTTCAATCAACTACAAGAGATTGAAGCGGTGTTAAACTATCTCAACATACAACTACGCAAGATACGTAGGAAACACTTCCAAAAGTATCTGGAAGGCTATGCACGAGCACTAACGTCAAGAGATGCCGAAAAGTATGCCGAGGGCGAGGACGAAGTTGTGGACTTTGAAACCATAATTAACGAAGTGGCATTGCTACGCAATCGTTGGTTGGGTATCATGAAAGGTCTGGATACCAAGCAATGGCAGATGGGCCATGTGGTTCGATTACGCACAGCAGGCATGGAAGATATTACAGTATGATCGGTTTGCGTGATACATACTGTTATGAAACGCACCGCATTTGTAACAGGCATGACCGGCCAAGACGGTCCTTATCTAGCTCGACTACTGATCGAAAAAGGCTATCATGTGTATGGCCTTGTGAAACGCTACTCGAACCCAAACTTAGACAACATCAAGTGGTTGGGCATTGAGAACGATATTGAGTTGATCACCGGTGATATCACCGATGAAAACAACATGAATCATCTCATGCAAACTCTTAAACCTGCAGAAGTATACAATCTCGCAGCACAGAGTTTTGTAGGAGCCAGTTGGGATCTCAACAAACTTACCACAGAAGTAAACTCCATAGGTGTGTTGAACTTGCTCAACGCCATACGCAGTCACAGCCCTAACACACGATTCTATCAGGCCAGCACCAGTGAGATGTTTGGCAATGCTACCGAAGCAGGTGCCCAGGGCGAGAACACGCCATTCCGCCCACGCAGCCCTTATGGTGTAAGCAAGTTATACAGCCATTGGATGACCATCAACTTCCGTGAAAGCTACAGCCTTTATGCTTGTTCGGGAATCTTGTTCAATCATGAAAGTCCATTACGCGGCCGTGAGTTTGTCACACGCAAGGTTACAGATGGTGTTGCCCGTATCAAGCTAGGTCTTGAAGATTCAATCACACTGGGCAATCTTGAGGCTCGCCGTGATTGGGGATTTGCCGGGGACTTTGTGGAAGCCATGTGGCTAATGTTACAACAACCCACGGCTCGAGACTATGTGATCGCTACTGGTGAGCAGTATAGCATTGGTGAACTGTGTGATGTAGCATTTCGACATGCAGGAATAGCGGATTGGCAAGCATTAGTCAAATCAGATCCACGATTCAAACGCCCTGCGGAACTTTATAGCCTACATGGTGATAGTTCCGCAGCTAGAGACATACTAGGATGGCAACCAAGAACCAACTTTGCTACCATGATACGAGACATGGTAGATGCCGATCTAAAGAGACTTCAACAATCTACCCAACGGTAATCCGGCAGTGATTTCGCCTAGTGTCCACTCCGTGTGACACAGTTGTTCTAACCACGCTGCTCTTTCGGGCATGCGTGGTTTTTCTATGAGAGCAAAGTCTGTGTTGGCCACTGGTACCGCCATGCTATCTGTACCCACAAATGCCGGAATGCCATCTATGATAGCTTGGCTGCCCGGTCCAGAGTTTTCATTGACCACTGCCCAGGCACGCCCTAGACTGCTACGGAAATCAAATTCATCATAGGTCCCTCTCAGGGCCTGTGGTTGTTGTATACGCACACCTGGTATGGGCTTCAATCGTTGTCTAGGATGTGGGCGCACAACAATCTCACGATCGGTGTGTGCTCTTATGCGATTCACAGTTTGCTCAAGCCATTGTTCAGCAGGCGGTAAACCTGCCCACTGCTCGCTGTCACTTCGTTGCATGGCGATCAAGATGTGATCACCCGGATGCCACGGTTGTAATCGCATGGCTAATTTTCTAACACGGTCGGGTTCTGTGCCCTCACCCCATTGAGCACGAGCATTTACACCATTGATGCCCATCTTCCAGGTAACGCCGCGCATGAGTTGTCCTACTTCCATCACTATCACCGGCTTTCCTGCTGCGGTAAATTCCTGCCACACAGCACGATTAGGAGCCATGCGCCCAGTCCATAACTGACTCCATATCACAGCTATATCTGCGGTGCTATCGTGTTCAGTCACACGTATACGATTACGTTTGCACCCTTCGCGGAATGCTTCAAATACAGGCACAGAATTTAAGGCGCCAAACTTATTAAAGATACTGATGTTCATAGTGATAATTAGTATATATGCACTTTACTCTTCCATACGAAAGACAAGGTCACAGCCAATTTGGTGAGACCGGTATCATTGAACTCTTGCT